CGCTAAAATGGATAACATTGATCAAGCTCTCTTAACTAATTTGAAGGCAAGTATTATTAGTGGTAAATATACTAAGGAAGAAGCCAAGAATATTTACGACAATTTTAGAGAAGTTCAAGGAAGAATAAACTCTATGCCTGATAATATGAGTGTGGAAGATAAGTCCGTTGCTCTTGATTTAATGACAGAAAAGGCTAACTTAGAGAAAGCCATAGCAAATAAAGATGAAAGTCTTACTGCACCTCAAAGGAAGAGAATTGCAGAGATTAATGTTGAACTAATTAAAATTTCAGAAAATGCCGTTCAAAAGCAAACAACAAGTGAAGTACCTGTTCAGCCAGAAGCCGCAGTTGGCGGAGAAGTGGCGCAAGGAAAACCCCAAGCAGAATCTCAAGTCGCTACCCAAGAAGGTGGGCAAGACGTCCGGAAAGAGGACGAAAAAGTAGATGCTTTAATAGAGGATCGTATAAGTAATTACGATTTACAGCCTGTCGATTTGTTTGAAGATATGACTGAGGCTGATAATAACATTATAGAAAGAGCGTCCAAAGGAGAGGCTGTAGATGTTAATGCATTAAATGGTACTATTGACTACATATATGCTAAGTACAAAGAAATAACTCAGCTCAAAAAAGATAGTCAGCAACGTCTTGAAAAGTCTACTACTATTAAGTACTTAGATGATATATTGTCTAATCTAGACAATGACCTAGACTTCTTGATGACTTACAAGCAAGAGGTAGAGCAGGGTAATGCGCCTATTAGTTTAGAGCAGTTTAATACTACAATTAAACCTGCTACCGCTACTACAGCAGTTGAAACTCAACCAACAGCAGCACAGCCAATAGCAGCACAGCCAATAGCAGCAGCCCAACCAACAGAAACAGTAGTAGAAGAAGCACCTGCTCAACCTACAGCAGAAACTGTTACTACAGAAGTTAGCACTGCTCCTGTAGAAGCGACTATAGATGATATGCCTACATCTTATAGCGATATAAACAATACATTTTTAAAGGGTGATAAGTATTGGATACCTATATCTGTATACGAAGAGGCATATAAAAATGATATTAACTCTACAAGAGGAGGTCAAAGTTTACAAAAAATAATAGGTAGAGGTGGATACTCTGTAAGGGAAATGAATGAACTGCTTCCTGATTGGAAACAAAGAGTTTATGAGTTAAACAATCCACAAACAACAGCAGAAACTACTCCTGTTCAACCTACAGAGGCAACTGTTACTCCTGTTCAACCGGTGGCTGAGGGACAACCTACAGAAGCACAGCCTGTAGCTAAAGAAGTTGTAGCTGAAGAGGAAGTCACTCCGGAAGAGAAGCCTAGGACGAAGGAAGACATTGATGCTGATGTGGCTAAATTAGGGTCATTAGTAAATCAAGGTCGTGGCAAAAAAACAAATACTGTTGCTGAAAGAGGGACAATATTAAAAAGTGTAGATAAAGCAAGAAGAGCTATTTCTAAAATTCTTCCTAATGTTAAAATTATTACACATGAGTCTGATGATTCATATCGTAAAGCAACTGGTGAAGAAGAAAGATCGCAAGGATCTAGAGGTTCATATATACCTGCAACAGAGAATACTCCTGCTCAGATACACATTAATCTTACTAATGCTAATTACAGAACTGTAGCTCATGAGGTATTTCATGCTATATTATTAAACAGGGTGTCTTCTGATCAACAAGCATCAGATGTTACATTGAGAATGATTAAAGCTATATCTAATAAGATTGAAGCAGACTCAGATTTAAAAAAATATTTAGATGACTTTGCATCTAATTATAAGGAAAACATCCAAAACGAAGAAAAATTATCAGAATTCATAGGGGTATTGTCTGAAAAATATATGAGTCAGCCTCCTACAATTAAAGATATTATTAATAGATGGTTGAATAAATTATCTCAATTATTTGGATTAACTCCTGTTACATCTGAAACAGAAGTTATGGAACTTCTTGATACAATAGCTAGAAAAGTAGCTACAGGTAAAAAGATTAGAGAACGAAATATATCTAATGTAATTAGTAAAACAGAATCACTTGGACCTAAAGAACAAGGTGACGGAGGAGAGGTTGGAACTTTTATAATACCTAGACAAAGTAAAAAAATAGACATAATAAAAGCTCCATCAGTTAAAGATGATAATAGAGGATTTATAAAAGAACTTGTTGAAGATATAGACTTAAGAGAATTCCAAGGAATGAATTTTATTACTAACATGTATGATTACACTAATGCAGGTGCTACTGATTTAGGTAATGGATTAGTATTAAATTTATTTGGAGGTAAGGGATATGTTCCTTACATGATGTCTTTAAAGAATAAAAGTTTAGGTGATGTATCTAATTTGGCTGCATTTAATACAAAAGCGCAAGCAGAAACATTTATAAGAAATACAAAAAATGGTAATGCTGAATTATTTGCACCTCATTCTGGAACTAAAGATCAATCTTGGCAGTTTCAACAACACATGTTTGCAGAATTAGTTGACTTAATATTAAATAATAAGTTGCTATCTAATGCTGAATTAATAACTGTATTTAATAACACTATAAAATCTAACAAAAAATCTATAGGTGCGTTTAATCAATTTAAAGAAAGATATGGTAGAAATATAAAGAATTTTAATTCCTTTAAATCAGACCCAAGAGAAATTGTAAACTTATTAGATATAGAGAACAACTTTTCTCCCGATTTAAGGAAGGCTTTAAATAATGCTATATCAGCAAACAAAAAGTTTCAAGAAGCAATAGGTGTCAAAAATAAAAATGAATTCTATAATAGAATCATGGACCCTATGAATAATGGTGTAGAAGGTGGAGAAATAATGGGTATTGTAAAATTTGATCCCACTACATTTGAAATAGTAAAAACTAAACCTGGAGAGATAGATCACCATCCATCATTTGGTTGGACATTATTAGCTAAAATAGATGGAATATATCAACCAACTAATTTCTATAAGTCATATGATGTAACTGATACTTATACTAAGTACAATAAAGATGAAACTATAGTATCTAGAAAAACAGAAGAAGAAAAATTTGCTGAGAAAAATGTAACATCAAGTGCTGGTGCTATTCCTAAAGTAGCTACTGTAACAAATATAACGCAACGTAAGCAGAAAGAAACAACACAGAATTGGACTCCTACTCCTGTTAAAAATATGAGCGAAAGTCCTATTGCTAAAAATAGCGATAAGGTAAGAAATGCCGCAGTTAGATTAATAAAAGGATTGATAGATGTAGAACAATATAGGAATATAGTAAATAAATATTCACCTATAAATAAGATAGGTACTCTATTTGCTCCGGCTAGTACTGAACACATGGAACTCGCCTTAGGTAAAAAATCAAGTAAATTAATGGCTCCAGTAGTAGACGAAAATGGAGAAAAATTAAAGAAGGTTGGTACTAGGTTGGATATCCCGTCTTATTTACATAATAACGCATGGGTTGTAACTGTTCATGATGAAAGAATTAAAAATGGACCTGTAGTATCTTATAGAAATGCTGTAAAATTAAAAAATGTTGAATTCTCAACAGATTCTAGAATGGCATTACAAATTGCTGCTGGATATACAGGTAAATCTACTTTTGCTAGAATGGTTGGTGAAATGGTTGATATACCTGGAACAACGGCAGAGGAGCAAGGATTAAATGCTCAATTGATGGTAGAGGATATTATGAATGACCCTAATTGGATACAAGTTGGAATGAATCCATTTAGACATAGCTTCTTTTGGAATAGAGAAAATGGTATGCCTGTTGTTTCTGCTGATGAAGTAATTCAAATAGGTGGATTAGTTTATGCAAAAAATGCAAAAGAAGTATCTCCAGATTCAGAAGAATTTGCAGTGTATGCTGAATTAGATGAATCTGGGAAAAAACCTAAACTTAAAGCATCTGAAAAACCATTACTAGATAAGTCAGGAAAACAAATTAGATTTCAACAACCTTCAGCAAATATAGATGAAATAGTAGCTACAGCTAGAGCAAACAATATACAAGACGATGCTATAGAGGTATACCTACGCAACAATGGCTTTAGCGATGCAGATATTATTGAGGCAATGACTCAGATGAAGCCTGCTAAGGATATTGATGTTAAAAAAATATACAAGCTAAGTCAAGATGCGCTAAAAAGAAAGTTTGATGCTAATGCTATTGCGAGAGCATTTAGATTTACATATAAAATACTTTTTGAACGTCAGAATGCTATTAAAAACTTAATTAGGGGTATTAAAAACAAAGATGCTAAACGAGCATTTGATAAAATTGTAACTAAGGCAGGCGCAACAGGTCAAGCTTCATATAGATTTAAACGTGCTGATAGAAAAATATATGGTGGGCTAAGTTCTGATTTAATGGTGGCATTAAATGAAATGATATACGCAAGGCGTATTATTGATATAAATACCGCCAGAAGAGAAAAAGGGAAGCCACCATATACAGGAATAGATGGATATAACATAGCCAATGCAATGGTTGATTTGAATCGACTAAGAAATGAATTAGACGAAAAAACGTATGAAGATTTAAATAGAAGAGCCGCTTTGTATTTTGCAGAGTTTAGTGAGAGTCTTAAAAGATTATACGAGTCAGGAAGAATAACAGAAGCTACTTATTTAAACTTTAAAGATCGTGAGTATTCTCCTATAAAAACCATTAAGTATATTATTGGGGAAAATACAAACCCGGATAATGCTGATCGTCAAGCGGCAACTTTAGGTGTAAGTAGAAAGGACATTAATCAACTATCTGACAAAAATGACAATCCAATACTTATGGATTCTCGTTGGTTGCTTATGATGAATATGCACACTGTTGCAGCAAGAGAATTTGAGAATAGAATGTTAAATAATTGGGCAGAGGCAATGGATAATTCTACTCAGGAAGAAAAGGATGCTATGTCTCAATACATAAAAGAAAATCCTATAGTAAGAACTACAAAGGATGGAAGACCTGTACAAAAATATGAGTTAAGTGATTTTGGTAAAAAAGCCGAGCTAGTTGGATTTACACCTATAACATATTTCAAAGATGGGCAACAAAGAATAATGGTTGTTAATGATATGTATGCTAATCAAATACTTGATATCAAGAATTCTAAGCTTATTAACTCTATGCGAATAGCAGGGATACTTACTGGAGTTCCTGTTCTTAGGTTTATGGCAACTGTTGGAAACGCAGTATTCATATTAGGTAATGTACCTATTGATATTATGAACGCTACATTTTCAACAAATGTATATAGCTGGTTCAAACCATTGGCATTGGTTCAGGCAACTACTGGATTCTCAAGAAAATTCATTCGTAGTATTTATGATGACATTAGATACTTGATGAATGAAGACTATGAAAATTCAGAACAAAGAGAATTCATTGAACATGGTGGGGCAATGGATTTTCTATCACAAGATGGAATCGTTGGAATTAAACAAAGATTATCTCAAAGTGCAATAAGGTCATATCTTACAAAGCCATTTATAGTTATTGGTGCTACAACATCATACTTGGGTGCTAAGTCTGAATTTGGAATGAGAGTAGCTGTATATAGCAAACAGAAAAGAAATCTAATTGCTAAATATAAGAAAGACAATAATGGCAAAGCACCAACAGGACAAGATCTTGATGACATTATGTGGGCAGCAACGAGAGAAGCTAGACAACTTATTGATTTCTCTCAAGGAGGTAGTGCTGTAAAAGCAATAGATCCTATATTACCCTATTTAAATGCGGCTACTCAAGGTCTTAGAAAACCATTCCAATTCATGAAGGAAAATCCTGGGGCATTTGCATTAAATATGACACAAATAGCTATAGGTGCAGGTATAATGTCCTATCATTCTATGGTTATGGCATTAGCTGCAATACCAGGAGAAGACGATGAAGAAAAACTAAGAAAGCTAAAGGATACATTAGATTCAATTCCTCAGCATACTAAGGCTATGTTCCATATTCATTTTACAGGAGAAAGGGATAAAGACGGAAACTTTAAATACATAAAAATTAAAAAGCTTCCTTTCATATCTATTCTTACTACAATAATGGAAGAATATGCATACCAAGCATTCTTTAAAGAACACGGAGGTACATATGAGGTGAATACAGCATTAATGTGGGAGACTGTAAAGAAATCAATGCCTATATGGCCTGATATTGAATTAGCTGGAAAAAACCCAGGTGTTGCTGCCTTTATGGCTTTAGCATACAATAAGGATACATTTACTGGAAAAGATATATTTACACAGCCTAGAGATAAAAAAATAAAAGAACAGTATCAAGGAAAATATGATGATAAAGTAGAAGAGTTCTTTAAGGTTATCACTGATAAATTAGCTGTTTTACCATTTGGTGGTGTATCTTTATCTCCTAAAAAACTAAAGGTAGCCTTAGAAAAAATAATTACTTCTCCATCAACTAATCCAATGGTACACGTTGGTTATGCTGCAATGAATGGATTGTTTGGTAAAGACCAACCATTTTATGAAGATCTAAAGGTGTGTGGTGAAATGATAGCCAAATCAGTTTCTGAAAAAATGGTTAAATATACTGATCCTGATATCTTAAACTTTGTTCGTGAGGATAGGCTTAAAGAAATGGAGACAAATATTGAGTCTGAAGTTTGGGCTAAAGAGCAAAAAGTATATCAACAAATTGATAAGGTGTACGATGCTGGTAAAGAATTGACATACGAAGAATTAGACAAAATTATACTAGATAATTTTAATGAAACAGATTTTGAAAAGTATGTCATGAAGTACGATACATACATTAGAAACAGAAACACTAACAAGGGTATACTAGATATTCTTTACGAACGTGTTCCGGAAAGCCAAGCATATAAACTATACATGGAGTTCGGTCCTAAAATGACAGAAGATGAATGGGATTATATAGCTGAAATAGAAACGTTATCTGGACAGAAGGTATCCACTAAAGCTTATAATATTTATATGGACAAATACAGCAAGAAGTAACCTTCTTTCACAATCATCATTGGACTTTGCCATTGATGATTCTGTAGTTCCGGAATTCGTAGTCACCATTGGGTTCAGTCTCAATGGTGGCAAATCCGTGGTTCCATTTGTTGTAAGGAAAGTAGTCAGGAGACAACCCACATAGAGAGCCAATAGAGAACGTTGTAACAACATTTCCGTTTACATCCTTCTCAGTGTGTTCACTCGTTTGGTGATGATGGCCTACAGCACAGTTTGCCTTAGCCTTCATGTAAAGACCTCTAGCACTATTTACAGGACTAAATACACTTTGACCAAACTCGTGTCCATGCATTACGATCATGTTGCCCATACGACACAATTGCTTGCTATCTACTTGATTAACTCCAATCTCACCGAAGCGAAGTACCTCTGATAGTTTAAAGTCCTTTATACCTAATAATTCAGGAGCCTTGGTCATCATGTAGTGTTCCCACCTATCTTCGTGGTTACCCATCTTGAAGTAGATAGGACAATCGAATGTATCCTTAAGCATACGAAGAAACTCACGAGTAAGCTCAATCTCTCCTGCTAGGTCTCTCTTTAGTCTGTCCTTAATAAATCTAGATGCCTGATACATATCGATGGTATCACCATTAAGGTAAATAAAGTTAGGCTTGAACTCAATACCAAAAGTAATGGCTGCCTCAAGGGCCTCCATGTCATGATAAGGTATGTGGATGTCATTCCATATCAATCCTCTGTTACTAGCTACCGGAAGAACGTAGTCATCCTTCTTTTGGTAGTCGCTCTCTGGTAATCTAAACTTACTTCTAGCGGCTACTTTCTGCTGAGGTGTTCTTTCGTATTTCTCGTTCTTTTCGCTTTTTTTGATTGTCTCGTTTCTATGGTGTCTAACAATAGACCTATACGACTCAAGATTATCATAGATAGAAGGATAATCTGACATTAGCATTTTAGCTATAGTAAGTGTGGGGTATTCAGGAAAGCTCTCTATATACTCTATTGCAACCTTTCCGAAATCATTTTTGTTCTTCGCCATTTGAATATGATCTTTGTACATCTGTGAGCATCTTCTTTAGTTGCTTGATGCTTTCATCAACCTCCTTATCGTCTTTATCTACCATTCCTTCATAGAGCCTAGCTCCTAAGTCATAGAATTCGTTCATGACAGAATTAACGTAGATAAGCAATTCTTGATGCACAGTTGTTTTTTACAAAGATAGCCTATTTTTCAGTAGGGTCGAACATGTTTTCAGCGACCCAGTTTCTGAACAGCATAGCCACCTCGTGCTGTTTATCTGCCATGTCTCTTATCTTCTGCTGATATTCTTCGTCAGTTAGTTCTTTGAATCTACTCTTATTGTAGAACTTATCGTCAGCAGTTCGTAATATATCTAAGAACATATTAGCCCTTCTCTTTAAGTCTTGTCGGAAGATGTTGCTGTCTCTAAGGTCTTCAATGAAGTCACCGAGTACCGGCAGAACAATGGCTAATGTGAGGTACTTCTGTGGGATGGATGGCTTCTTCATTTCTTCTTGCTACATTTAAGACAATAGGTGTTGTTATCGTATCCTGTAAAAGTTACCTTATGTCCGCAGGTACAGTCACCAACACTATACTGGTATGCACCACCATTGTGTTCCTTTAGGTATAAGTCAATCACTCGCTTAGTTTTCTCAAGGTCATCCTTGAACTGACCTTTCTTCCGACAGCGAACAATACGCTTTATAACATCAAACTCATATGAATTGAGCTTGTGATCTTCAGCAAACTTATATAGACTTCCCTTGCTATTGTCGTAGTGTTCATCTTCTGTCTTAATTACCTCTACATCGTCAGAGTAAATGTACTTGATACTATCCCTAACAAGCACAGCATAGGTTCCGCTATAGTCATCAGTACCAACTACTTCGAACTCTCTTCCAATGTGCATGTCATACCACGCGTCCTGCTTCTTCGATTTCTTTACTTTTACTTTCATAAAACAACTTTTCAATTAAACTTAATTCTTCATATTTGTATTCAGGGATGACCATCTCTGATTCTGTTGCGTAATATGGACCGGTCTTACATCCAAGAGTGCAACGACCGACTCTTTCTCGGTAGTAGAACTTATCCATAATTGCATCAAGCTTTCCTGCGCTAATCTTGTATTTCTTTTGTGTTGCAACATAACCTGCTTTACCTCCTAAGTACTCTCTATAAATCTGATATTCTAGTTGACTCTCCATCGTGCATAAATACTTTAACTCCGTGTTCTTCTAATTCTTTCGCTCTAAATTTCTGTAGTTCGCTCACTATACCACCAGGTCTTTTGACCTCATAGAACTCACAGTTGCAGTCCTTAGGTATAGCGATAATATCAGGTATTCCGTTCTTATTAGTAACTGATAACTTGATAACATAGAAGCCTTTACTCTCTAGTTGTTTTATCAGTTTCTTTTGTACTTTGCTCTCCACGGAATTTAATTGGAAATTTATGCAAGTAAGGAGTTAGTTCCTTAAGCTTGGCAAATCTAATATAATTTCCACTAGCATCCAATAGCTTCACTTGTTTAATGACAATACCATGTCCTTCTACATACTCATACTCTGTCACCTCAAGAGATGAAGGAGGAAGGTGTTTAAGGTCAAGTGTATCTATCAATAGCTTTACATTCGGGTTGTCTAACATACTCATATCCAATCTCTTTCAATGTTGTCTAACTCCTCTAGCACTTGAGTGAAGTAGTTCCGTTTGCGTTCGCAGAACCTACCAACCATAGTAGACATATCGGTAAATACTAATACATCCACTACTTCTTTTACTAGTATCTTCACGCATTCCTTCCGGTCATCGTGTGTAAGTTCCTTGTCGTATACTCCATATCCATCGTGTGTATCCACGAAGTAGAACAGGTCATATAGTTCTTGTGCTTTCTCTTTTGCTGTCATAATTCTTTTATTTCGTGTTTTACTTCTTGCCAATATTCCTTTTCGTCTAAGTCAAATAAATGTGCGTTTAGGATTTCATCAACTGCAATCAAAGCGCATTGTTTAGCTTGAGTAACTCTACCATCATAAATTTGTAAATACTTATTTACTAATTCAACTGATTTTTCTTTAGGTGTCATAATGTGTTTTAAAAGGGTTAATAGCTCATACATTTGTCCTTTATAAGACTCATTTAAAATAATCACTCTTGAATATATTCGTTGTATACTTCTTCTTACTCTTCACAACTTTATATATCTTGTCCTCTATACCTCCCTCAGCAAATACCCAATACACCTTGTTGTATGTGCGGTCCATAGTAGTCATCCTATCTCGTGCTTGCCAATAGGACACAGCACTATGCATGATGTTATAGAACACAAG